TCTGTTCTACTTCATTGTTTCCGACAATTTGATTTTCTCCGTTTTCTTGCACGTTATATAGGTTTGTCCCGTCATTCGTCATTAAGTTTGGCATACCTGTGTCTTGAGCTGTTACATCTGTTGACTCATTTATAACAGTCTCCGGAGAAACCTTTTTTCTGCTTTTTTTAGCTTTTGCTTTTTGTGCTACATCCGGAGCAATCTGTTCTAAATGTTGTGTATGAGAAAAAGCCCCCTCATTAGAGAGTTGTCTCATAACATCAAAAGAATCCGGCTGATTCATAGCATTGTTTAATGTATCCGCAGCAGAATTATAAAGAACTTTGCCGTTATCTAATATCTGTGCAGAAACACTCTTAACGGCTTCCATTGGATTTATAGGGGTTTGGTTTTCGGGGAATTGTGTATTATAAGGTTGAGCAGCTGCAGAAGTTACACCACCGATAACACCACCTGTTAAGCCACCTAATGCCATAGCTTCTCCAAGACGTTCAAGGTTGTTACCCTGATTTATACCTAGCAAACTTTCAGCCCCAATAGATACACTTTCTTGCATACCCTCTGTACCTGCTTCTGCGATTGCTTGTTGTCCTAATCCTTTGAGTCCATTGATTGCTCTGTTTTTAATAGCTCCCTCAGGGAACATTTTAGCAAACAATAAACGGTCTGATACTGTTTCAAGTGCAGTATTTACCGCTTTTTCTCCTAGTGCTACGTTTTGAATTGTCTTTAATTCTTCTTCATTTGGCAATCTTCCGTTAATAGCTTTAAATTGCTCAATTTTATCTAAATATTGCCCCTCTTGTGCTAAGTTTGGAATAGCAGTTCCCGCAGTAATTAACCCTGCTTTTGCTGCACCTTTAAGCCCCAATCCTGCGGCAGCTTTTGCACCGGCAGCACCGCCACCACCTGCAAATAGTAAGTTTGCGGTCTGACCGCCAACTTCTCCGGCAAGTGTAGGTAAAAATGTTTCTTTACTTTTTAAACCCTGTAAACCCTGATATTTAGAATCCGTTTGTATACTGTCTGCAGCTTCTTGCCAGAATTGAGCATTACTTCTCCCAAAATCTGCAACACCTTTTAAGCCGGTTTTATCTCCGGCTAACGCTACTAAATCGTTTACACCTTTTCCAAATTCAGGGAATGACTTTGCAGCTCTCAACCCTAATTGTTTTCCGGCTTCAGGTAATGAAGCTATAAAAGGGTGTGCTTCTGCAAATGTTTTTTCTTGTTTAGGTTGCTCAACTAATAAGTCATCGTATAATCCTGTACTTTTTATTGTATTATTAACAGGAGCAGCTATTGGCTGCTCCTCTAGTAAATCATCATATAATCCCATTTATCAATTTCCTTTACTTTAAATATTTCTCAGGGTCTACTCCATGTTTATTGATGAAACGTCTTTTTGCTTCATCATATTTATCAATCAAGTTTGGATCCGTAGCGAATTGTTGAAATCCTGCTAAATCACTATTCCAATCAGGGTGTGCTTGTGGTTTTGTGCTTCCACCTGCTCCGCCTTTATATTTTTCAGCTCTTGTTGCAGAAGCTCCTGCAGATACTGCCCTCGAGTCTGCATTTTGTCTGTCGATTTCGAGTTTTTGAGTTTTGTACTCTTTATCATTGATTAGCTTTTGATTTCTCCAATTTGCCAAAGATTCATAGTAAATCTTTTTCATTTCCGGAGTCATTATTGCGTTCATATCGTGGTTTGTAATTACACCCAATGTTCCTGGATTTACTTTAACTCCGTTCTTAGCAAGAACATCTTGATAAATATTTGACATAGCTTTTTGATTAGCCATTTTGTAACCCTGACCTAAACCATAAAGCGGGTCTCCTGTTAATGCGGTAGTAAGACCACCTGCGACAAGCCCTAGTGCGTTAGGGTTGTTCATCATTCTTGCAGCAGTTCCAACTGCTTCGCCAATTCTGTTCATCTTTCCTTTTTGAGCGTTTGGCTTTAAGTTTTCCGCATCGAATCCGGTATTTCTATTTTCTTGATAACCTTTTGCAAAATCCCCAATACCACTAGCAAACTTTTCTAAAAGGGTTCTTTTTACCGCTTCCTCGTCATTAGATACACCGCCAACCTGAACAGGAGTGTTAAATGTTCCCGCTTTTGCAGCTGCGATTTCTTCATCTGTTTGAGGAATGTTTATAGGATTAGCTTTTCCTGCCGCTCCTGAATTATATTGTTGTATCCAATTAGCAATATTTTTATCCCCGCTATTAAGACCCTGTGCTACACCGTTTACTACATCATTTGAGTAGCCATTTTGTCTTAAATAGTTTTGATATTCTGCTATTGGGTTGCTTTCTATCGGAGCCGCAGCTCCTGTCATAGTTCCTTGTTGTAGTGCTTGATTAGCTTGTTCTTGTAAAGCTGCTGCGTTTTGTTGTGTTTGTTCTAATTGTGCATTTTGCCCCTCTTTAACAATATTATTAGTCATATTCATCAATGCTTGACCGGATTTTTTAGCTCTTTTGCGGTTTGTTCCCATAGCTGCCATCATACCGAGTGCAACTAATGCCCCGATTGGTCCTGCAGCCGCTGCCCCGCCTGCTGCACTTCCGCCCGCTGCTGCTCCACCGGCAGCTGCTCCGCCTGCAGTTGCTCCACCTGCCGCAGCTCCTGCACCTGCACCTGCTGCACCTGCCCCCGCAGCTGTTCCCGCTGCTGCACCTGTTGCTGCACCTGTTGTAGCCGCTCCGGTTGCTGCTGCTCCTGTTCCTGCGGCTGCCCCTGTACCGGCTGCAGTTCCCGCACCTGCCATAGAGGCTCCTAAATTAGACAAGCCTGTGCCTACTGACCCCGCAAGTCCTGTTTTGCTTGCAAGATATTCTCCGGCTTTTGATAAACCTGAACCAACTGTTTTATTTGCTACACCTTTAAAATAGTTTTCCGGTGCGTTTAATGTATTTGCAACAGAATTAGCACCGTTTGAAATATTAGCTCCCAAACCTGTCATACGGGTTCCTAATTTCTGTGCTACTTCATTATCAACATTCGCTTTTATAGCATTACCAACAGTAGAGAGATTATTGCCAAATTGTGCGGTATCTCCTGTTAAACTTTTAATTTTTGCAAGAGAATTTTGCTTATTTGCTTCATCTTCTGCTATTTGTCTTAAATATTCTTCAAAATAAATATTGTTCATCACTACCCCCTACATTCCGTAAGATGAACTGCTAGAATTTCCTGAGCTATTTTTGTTAGCATTACCACTAGATGTATTAAGTGATTGTGCTTGGTTGCCTGAAACAACATTGTAGCCCTGAAAAGCTAAGTTCATTAAAGTATTTATCATATTAGCCGTATCATTTTGACTTGAAGCTAATAAAGAAGCCGTGTAGTCATCTAATGCATCAGCTTGTTTGTTTGCTAAATTATTGTATAAATCAGTAGCCTGACTAGAACGCAACATATTTCTCTGAGAGAGAGGAGCAATAATATTATTTTCTAACGATTTTCTTGTCTCATCATTCAAAGTTTTTGTATATGCGTTTAATTTCGCCTGATTTAAGTCTGTGTTTATACTTGGATTCAAATACTCATTTAAGAGCCTGTCCATGTTGTTGTTCGTAAAATCGTAAACCGTAGACAAAGCGGTATTAGGTTGTAATTTTGTTGTAGTCCCTTTGTCTGTAGTGGTTGATGTTACATAAGGATTGTTTGTTGTAGTAGTTTTATAAGTTGTAGAACTTGAACTACTTGATTTTGATTTAGAACCACCGCCCATTTTTACCTCTCATATCTGTATAAATTATTCCTAACTTTTTTAAAACCGCATTTGTAAAGGCATAAAATAGCGGTTTTGTGCCGAGTTTCTGCATAAATATCGCAGTTGTACCAACTCATTGTTTTTTTTAACGCTTCTACGTTTGCTAGATGTGTATGCCTACCTGCAAACGCATTGACATATAGCTTTTCATCGTTATCTCGCATATAATAATAAATGCACCCTATGAATTTATCTTCATCAAAAATTGAAAAGAACATTGTTTTTTCTACTATGTCCCTGAAGCTCTGATTTTCATTCATAAATCTTCGGCACTTGTTGTAGAGTTTCTCACATTCTTCATAGTTAAAAGTCTCATTTTTTGGAATTAAAACATTTATCACTATACTTGTTTAACCTTAATTTTGCTAAATTCTATATTTTTGATAGCAAAATCTTGCCCTTTCGCTTCTGTGTATAAACTGATTTCTAGAATCTTAAATGTTGCATTGGGGAATTTCCCTATTGTGTTTGTTGCTTTAGATGACCAATAGTTGATACCCCAAAAACCAATACCCCAAATCAAGAAGTTTTTAAATTTAGCTTTAATATATTTTATTTTTGGCTTTTTGAACGTATTAAAGTTTTTAATATACTTAACAAAAAAGTTGTTTGTATAAGGTAAATCAAAAGATACTCTAGGTGGGAATACTAAAACTTTTAATGTGTTCATAGCCCCCAAATTAAACGAAGTGCAATTATAATAATGCGGGATAAACTCGCCATTGAATGTGCTTGAATTGTACTCCTCTAATATGTTTCCACAGTTCCCTGCAGAATATAAAACATTATCAATAATCCTGATAGCATTTATTTTTTGAGATTTCCTTTTGATCCATTCACGTTTTAGATAATCATAAATTAAAATCGTTGAATAATTTTCATCAGAGGTTGGTAATATCCACCATACCTCATTCCGACCGGTTAAAAATACAGACAAAGCCTGAATATTGTTATTTTTGTTAATATCTATATTTAAAAGTTCATCTTGTATCTCAACTGCAATATTTTCTCCAAGTGTTTTTTCTCCGTTTACAACTTGTTTAAAAGAAAATACCGCTTTTTTAGTATGGTCGTAGAAATATAAATCTGTGTCGTGAAAAACTAACGCATTTATGCCCGCACAACCGCCAGGACTTTCATCGGACATGGAGAACATTCCCTCTGATACTGACAATAAAGCGGAACTATCTTCATAAAATAC